GTGGGGTAACTTGAAACCTCGATTTGTGCGCCCCAAATAAAGTAATTGTAAGCACCGCCGCCTTTGCCGATAAATCTTGCATTACCACTTGCCCCTTTGGTTGCACTTACTGAAATTCTATACCATCCGTTTGCTTGTTGTTCCCAAGTATATGAAATGCTTGTCCAATCACCTTGCAAGGTAGTTGTTGCCGTTCCCGTTGTGAAATTAAATCGTGCAAATGCCTCGCCCGTTACATCGTCAGTCATTCCGATGGCAAATTCCGTGTTGTCTATGTACTTAATAAACAAACTTGCGGTGTATGCTTGTGCGGGTGTCCCCGCCCCGTTGACATTGTAAATTGCGGTGGCTTGGTTTGTGGTGGTTAATTTGTCCGCATTCTGCGTTCCGTCTGGGCTTGTTGCTTGGTTGGTGGTAACCGTTGCACTATTGTACAAACTCCAAGTCGTTGAAAAATCTTCACTTGGGTATAGCCCATTCGTACTCTGCTTCTCCAACAACAAACTCGGACACCCGCCCCCGCCATTTTGGTAGGTTAGGCGTGGTACATTTAAGCGGTCGGTAGTGGGGAAATAGGGTTTGGCGGTGCTTCCTACATTAATTTGAAATCCCCAAACATATAACCCATCAGTTCCGTTTGCCGTTACTGCATCACTACCATTTGAATCAGACATACGAAAATCCGCATAATTTGTTGATGATGGTGCAACACTTGAAACGCTACATCTATACCATCCGTTTCCAACACTTTCTATTGATGCAGTGCAACCACTTGCGACATTGCCAACAACTCCATTCAATAAGTCAAACCAAGCCCCAGGGCTACCTGCCATATTGTCGAGAATACCCCACCTAAATCCGCTTCGTTTGAAATAAACGCTTTGAGTATATGTTTGACTAGCAATAACATTAAACGATGTTGTACTAATATAACAATATGCCTGACTACTTGACGGATAAACCAAATCTGCGGTTGTCGTTCCATTTGGTGCAGTCGCAGCGTTTGTGCTTATGCTTAAATATGCAGATGACCAAGTTCCTGCATTAAATTGCTCGGAGTTCTGCACCAAATTCCACGGGCAAACCTCCACCAACCCCGCACTATTTACTCGCGTTCCGTTGGATGCACGGGTGAAACTTAAATCGCCCGCACCATCGGTGGGGATTTGGCTATATACAACATCCTCTTTGTATCCGCTTGGTATTAAAACCAAACTCGCTTGTTCTAAAAGTGTACTCATTCTTGTGAATCTAAATTATCCAATTTGAAAATCATGCAGTCCACACCTTCGTAATAACCACCAGCTGCAGTTACCCTATTGGTATATTCCAACGCCAATACCGCCCCACCCGCTTGGGTGAATGGTGTTACTCCAATGGCTAACCCAACAAACATTAGATGTTGTAAAGTACGATTGAACCGCTTGTAAGGGTAATTGATGAAATGTAATTGCCATCGGCAACGCAATGGAAAGGACCTGGCAACAAGGTTGTGCTTGTCAATCCCATGGTAGTCATCAATGAATTGCCATCCTTATCCAAACAAGCCGATACAACGGCATTTGAATTGACAAAGAATCCACGGAATCTTCCCGTGTTGGCTGATGTATTGGCAACGGCTTTTGAACCCGTGTAACCCGCGGTGAATGCTGATCCTGAAATGCTCATATTGATAAAACGATTTTAAGGTTAATTGTTAGGGGTTACGCGATACATTGCCCACGCCTTGCGCCCACAATGTGCCATCACAACACTTTTTTGAATATGTGTTTTTGTCTTTGCATAAACACGCCCTTGTTCCACCGCCTTGTGGTGAACTCCGTGATGGTGTTTTCCACCCGTTCTGGGTGTTGTTCGGGTTGTTTGGGTTGTTCCAATTGCTCATTTTCTTGTAATTAAAAGTATCAAAAATAACAATGCCAATATCAATGCCAAACCAACACCCACCATTTGGGGCAAACTGATTCGTTCTTTGTATTGGATTTGTGGTGGTAATGTGATTGTCTTGGTGAATCGGATGGTGTCGGCCTTTACAACTGTCTTAATTCTTATCACATCGTGATTGCGGTATACAATCGTTTTAACGCCATCTTTTTCAATTGTGAGGGTATCAATCGTTTTTGTGGTGAAAGTGTCTGTAATGGTCACGGAATCGCGTACAAACACCGTATCAATGCCATACACACTTATTTGTGCCATTGCGGGGTTCTTTTTGATGGCTTGTTTCAAATGATACTCCGCCGAACATCCCGTCAAAATGAATAAAAGTGTTAATAATTTACCACCTTTGGAAAACAAATCACAATTGGCGGGTTTCACGATTTTCAATTCCGTGAAGTATTTGGTCAATTTCTTGACCTTTTCATCCTTTGGCTTGTATGTCTTTTTTACAAATTCCATGAAACATAGTTTGATGGGTTGGTGTTTGGGTATTCCCCCGCTTCTTGGTTTTCGGTATACTGTGAAAACAATTGTGGGTAGTAACTCAAATAATCCACAACCCTACGGCGATAAGTTTCCGCGATGTTTCTTTGGCGTTGAACCAATGAATCCAATTCGCTTTTATCTGGTAAGGTGGTGTTTTCGGGTGAGTTACGCAATATACCCGCATTGGTTACCTCATAACCATGGAACAACAACAAATCGGCCATGGCATAATGAATCAACATCGGTTGTACATAATGCGAAACCAAGGTTTGATAATTGCCCGTCAATGTACCCGCTTCCACCTGGGTTAAAATGTACCGATACAATTTTGTTCCCAACAATTCTTGAACTTGAATATCTTGGGCGATTTTCACGAATGGGTAGATTTTGTCTACATCCACATTACCACCCAATTGGGTATACTTAAAAATCAACTCTTTGTCGATTAATAGAATATCATCGTTTGCGTACATCTTATTTGTTCTTTAATGATCCTTTGTTTGGCATATCAATGGGCCTTGTTTTGGCGGTATCCCACCCGCTTGGTGAAAATGGCACACCCGCCTTATCCGCTGATTTGTTTGAAACCTCATTGTAGTTTTCCAAGTTTCTATTATCACCCGTTTCACCCGCTTGTTTTGGCAAAAACTTTCCTTTGACTTGCTTTCTTCTAAATGTCAATCGTTCCCATCTGTGGTGGCAATTTACACCGCCTTTGTACTTCCAAATTGAATAGGTTGATTCACCTTGTGGTGCGAATTGTCCGTTCACACCCGCATCACCCATGGCAATGATATCTTCACGGCGGTAAATTACTCCCCCTTTGGATTCTTGAACCATTGCAGTACAAAACTGCCGTGAATTGTTGGATACGAAATTAGGGCCGTACCGATAACGGATTTTGTACACCCCTTTATCGTCATCACTTTTTTTATTGGGGTTTTCATACGCCAAGTTAAATTTTAATTCTTCATCGGCATCGGTAACTTCCGTAACATCAATAAGTTCCCACTCATCCGTGTTAATTGTTTCGCCCTTGCCTTTCAAATGTTCCAACCAAGAATTTTCATCCTCGATGGTCATATCATTCAATTCAATCTTTTTTTTTTCGGCTGACAATGATACGCCCGTTTCTTCTTCACGGGTTTCATCGTCAATGATGTTACCACTCAAATCGGTGAATTCAAGGGGTTGCAAGGTCTTGAAATAAAGATTCAAATTGTACCCATTGAAGTTCAACACCTGGGTAACGGCATCAATAATCAATCGTTGGAATGGTCGTACCACAACATTGTCAAACAAGATGGATGCGGTTTTCATTTCATCGGCATTGTTACCAAATCCAGTGTTATCCTTAATACCCAACAACATTGGTGAAACCACGCGGTGCGATACCATAATTTTTTGCATCGCCTCACCACTCAAAAATTGGTATTGGTTGTGGGCATCACTTAATTGAACGGGTGTGATATCCGCTTTGGAATCTTGACCATCGTTCCATGAAATAATAAACCGACCTGCATTGGATGAACCACCAAACTTTTGTTTGATTTGGGCTTCCACAGTATCTTTCACTTCGGCGGGTGGTTGCCCGTTATTGAAGTTAATCAACATTGATGGTGCCAAACCATTCATGATGTTATTGATGTGGAAATTGGAAATCTCCGCTTCCAAGTTGGCATATTGCGTACCTCCTTGGTAATCCACGGGTGCGAAGTAAAACGAACCCGTTGAATATGGTTTGATTGTCAATATACATTCGTTTGCATTTTGGTCGTAACCAAATGCCCTAAACTCAATTGGGTTATGGCCACGCTTCAAATTTGCCCAATCGGGGCAATAATAATACTTTTCAATTTCACCCTTTTCGTTGCACTTTGCGGGGCGAAGGGTTTGTTGTGGGAAGTGTTTGGCTTGTACATACTTTTTACGATCCTTTGACTTCACCAATTGGAACGATGCTTGGCCTAACATTTTCAAATCCATGGCAATGGCACGGATGCAATCGTTGGAAAACATCTTTTTGAATTCAATATATCCCGCCAAATCCCTTGATGCCTTGGTTACTTCCAACCCCTTACCGAAAATTTGGTCAACTGTGCCTTTAATACACGCATTGTTGGTTGGTGATGAATGGTACAAATCAATCAAGTATTGGTAATAATTGTTATCATCACCATATTGCACCCAATCTTTGTTCTTTTGCTCAATGATGGATGGTGCGGTGTATGATTGAAGTTGTATAAATTCTAAACTCATAATGTTTTCCAATTAGGTGTACCTGGGGCCGTTGTTGTAAATTGCTTCCAAGTGTTGTAAATGTTTGTTGTTCCCGTAATCCAATATCCCAATACCTCCCACATCAACACATTGCCGTTGTAAACCCTAAACAACAATTCATCGGTGTTCTTTGCCACCGCATTGATTGATGTCAATGTAGGCAACGCCATGGTGATGAATGAATAGGACTTTACACACGCCGTGGTCACTTGTACCATTGTTTTGGTGGGTTTGTGCCACACCTCAATTTTTGCAGTCGCTACACCCTCAAAATCCACAAATGGTGTGAATGTGATGTTGGTGGATGTTCCGTTGATGTGCATACCTACAAAACGCCATTAATCGTTTTTGTTACAAATGAAAAACCCCCACCGATTGGTGAGGGCTTACATAACTATAAATCCAATCTAAATTAAGCCGCTAATACGGGGGTTACTACACTTGACATTTCAGCATAGTTATCGGCATCAACTGCACTTGGTGGGTTTGGTTCACTTGACATGAAAGTCAAAGTGTTCAAACGAGCATCACCCATTTGTACGCCCCATGCACTTGATCCACCATTGGCATCACAACCAAGGGTTTCACCGATCAACCAAAATTGGTCGTTTCTATCCCACACGATGATTTGCCATCTACCTTGTGTCAATACCTTCAAAGTATCCATGTCGGCATCGCCCGTTACGGGTGTTTTACCGCTTGGTTTGAATGACAAAGTAAAGGTGGTTTCGTATGCTGATGTTCCGTTATCACGCGAAGCAATCACGGCGGTTTCCAAAGTTGACAAACCCTTCAATTCCCAAAATGGGGCTGAAATTGGGGTGGTGGTTGCACCATTGTCAATCAATGTAACCAAACCCGTTCCACTCTTTGTAACGCGGTTTGCAAATTCAAATGGTACGAAAAACGCACCTTTCAAACCACCAACGAATTGTTTACATGGTTCGTATCTTCCTAATAATGTTCCACAACTTGGCATTTTCTTATATATTATTTGGTTAAAAAAAAGGGGTGGGTGTTAGGCCCACCCCGTTATTTTATGTTTTACCTCAAATTAGGTTACATTAATTACAACTTGTTGAGTTGGGTTGGTAGCAATGATACCACCTGTGAAACGCATGATTACACGAACATTCTGTGAACCATCGATATCAGACATATCAATTACCTTCACTTCGTTGTAATCACTCAACAAACCAGTTCCAAAGTGCAAATCTGACTTCATACCCAATACGCAATCGTAGTCGTTAAGACCAGGACACATGGTAACGGGGATACCTTGGAAGTTCATTGGCTTTTCACCAACATAGAATTGGAAGTTGTAGTTACCAGCAGACAACGCGGCTTGGTATGCTTTCATTGTGGCGGGGCCAACATAGTATTGGTAACCTTCTTTGCCGTACAATGCAGCGGGTGAGTAATCCAATGCTTCTTGCAAACGAGCAACAACATTCGATCCACTTGTTGCACCAGAGAATGGGCGTACAATTGCAGAGTTATCAATCAAATAACCTACCATACCATCTTGACCAGCAACGATGGCGGAATCATACCAAAGGTTTGATTTCCAAATACCCAATTCGTTTGCTTGTGCTACTTCGGCAGCGGTTTGTGCCAACATGAATTCTTCAAAAGTTGCGGGAAGTTTCTCAAATGCGCTGAAACCCGCTTGTGCTGATTCCCATGTAGTACGCAATTGGTTTTTGCACAACTGCAAGTTCACTTGCTTTTCGATGGTGGTCAACACATATTCGCCCAATGTTACTGAACTTGAATCTGTGAAATCACAAGTTGCATCGGCGATGCTGATTGAATCTTGGTAGTTACGGATAACTTCTTTGAAAGCCACATTGGGGTGCAATGTGATAAGTTCTTTTGCCAAGGTTTCGCCTGACAACAGAGCAGCCGCAATGTATTTGTTACCAAATAAACCCGCGTAGGTGTTTGGCGATACTGTTGGGCCACTCAAATGGGTTTTGATAAGATTATTTTTCATTTTTTGTGGTTAGTTGAATAGTTGATTAAATACACGATCCTTCAAAGTTTCTTCACGCTTGGCACCCAATTTGAAAATCAAATTAGATTCTTTGGTGTTGGCTTCGGGATTGAATGGTGTGTGTGGGGCGGGTTCGGTGGCCAATTTTTCCAATAGTTCCTCGTTCTGTGCAGACAATGCAACCTTTTCGGCTTCCAATGCACTCAAACGGGCTTCAAATTTGGCTTCCAATTCGCTGATTTGCTTACTGAAATAAGATTCTTCCATTTCGGTTTTGCTTTTTACTGTGCGTTTTGGCTTCATCATTTCTTCCTTGATTTCATCCTTCATTGGCATATCCTCGGCAACCACTTCTTCGGTGATTTCTTCCTCGGTTACTTCGGCTTCTTTCTTGGCGATTTCAACGATTGTTCCGTTTTCATCAACTTCGATGATGTTACCATCTTCCAATGCGAATTCACCTGCGGGTGCGGCGATTTTTCCATCCTCGGTTACAATAAAAACCGCTTCACCAACTGCGAAGGTATCGGCTTCAAAAATGGCTTGGCCATCTTCGGTTTTTACTTGTGCCAATTCAACCGCCTTTGGTTCTTCGGCCATGCCGAGTTTTACCATAATGCGATCCAAAATTGTTTCTGCGTTCATACTCATAAAACTTTATTATTTGTTAGTGTTAGATTTTTTGTACTCATTGAGCAATTCCTTTACTTCTTCCAATACGCTTGGGGTTTTGCTCATTTTCATTTTGTCGGCAAA